AATTAATATTATGCAAAAAGAGATTGAAAAAATACAAAAAGAGATTAGTACATTATTACAATCTTCTGGTGATATCAAAACTGCTAAAAATGAATTAGAATCTATGAGAGATAGTAAAGATTCTGTAACTGAGAAAAAACTGGCATACGTTGAAGAACGAACATATAACGAAGTTATTGGAGAAATGCTTAAAGATACAGGTATTAAAACCAAAGTTATTAAGCAATACCTTCCAGTAATGAATAAACTAATTAATCAATACTTACAAGTTTTAGATTTTTTTGTAGCTTTCCATTTAGATGAAAACTTTAATGAAACTATTAGATCTCGTCATCGTGATGCTTTTAATTACTCATCTTTCTCTGAAGGCGAAAAACAAAGAATTGATTTAGCATTATTGTTTACTTGGAGGCAAATAGCTAAGATGAAAAATTCAGCAGCTACTAATCTATTGGTTTTGGATGAAACTTTTGATTCTAGTCTAGATGTAGATGGTGTTGAAAATCTAACTAAAATACTAAGTACATTAGAAGATGGTACTAATGTTTTTATCATATCTCATAAAGGAGATGTTTTAGAGAACAAATTTAGATCTAAGATCGAGTTTATAAAGGATAGAAACTTTTCAAAGATAAAGTAGCCATATATCAAAAAGTTATATGCATATAACAAAATAATATGAAATAAATCACTTTTTTTCACAAAAAGGGTTTACATTCGCCTTAAGATGTGTTACAATATACATATATTAAGAGGAAACACCTATGTACAATAATTCAAGTTTACCAAAGTTACTAGCAAAAGAGAATATCTCTATACGTCATGGTAATTACCAAACTCCATGGTTTGATATTAAAAATCGTGTTTTAGGTCTTCCATTATGGAAAGACATGGGTAAAGATATTTATGACTTGTTTGTTGGTCATGAAGTTGGGCATGCTTTAGAAACTCCATATGAAGGTTGGCATGATAGCCCTGAAAAATTATCAGGTTGCCCTAGATCATATATTAATGTTATTGAAGATGCTAGAATCGAAAGAAAAATTAAAAGTAGATACCCCGGCTTAGTAGGACCATTTTCTAGAGCATATGAAAGTCTTTACAACGACAATTTCTTTGGTACAGACGATATAGATCTAGATAATCTTAAAGTTATTGATAAAATAAATCTTCAAGCTAAAGTGGGTTCTCACATAAATATAGAATTTAATGATGAAGAACAAATTCTTATGAATAGAGCTATGAATACTAATGACTTCCAAGAAGTACTAGAGTTAGTTAAAGATGTAGTAGCTTATGATAAAGCTAATGAAAAGGAAGAAGAAAAAGATCAAAACGAAGAAAATTCTAATACAAATAATGATAGCAACGATTTTGAAGAAAGTGAAGGAGATAGTTCTAGCTTAACGGATGAGCCTGAAAACTCAAGCCAAGAAGAAGAAAATACTCCTTCTCAATCTTCGACAAATGATGACGAAGATGATACTCAAGAATCCGAAAAAGAAAGTAGTTTGAGTAAAGGCCATGATGGCGAAAAACAATTAGAGTCTATTACTGATCAAAATTTCAGAGAAAACGAAAGCGAATTTATAGATCTTAATGAATTAGGTCAACAATGTCTTACAATATCAGATATCAATAAAGAAATAAGAAACATGATTACTGTAGATTACAAAGATCTTAAAGCTGAACGTTTAGCAAGGATTCAAAGTGAAGACTTTTTTGATGATCAGAAAGAAGAAATGGAAAGAGCTAAATTACTTTACCCAGCTTATATGAAGACAGTTAAGAGAAGTGTAGGAATCGCTGTCAAAGAATTTGAAACAAGAAAAGCTGCTACACAATGGGCTAAAGCTACTACAGCTAAAACCGGAGTAATTGATGTAAACAAACTATTTTCTTATAAAACTAATGAAGATATTTTTAAACAAACAACTAGATTATACGATGCAAAAAATCATGGTATGATTATGTTAATTGATTACTCTGGTTCTATGTATGACTCATTGCCTAAAGTTTTAGAACAATTAATCCATTTAGTTCTTTTCTGTAAACAGGTAAACATTCCATTTGATGTGTATGCTTTTACAACCGGTAATCGTGATATTAATTGGTGTGACCTTAAAGAAAAGGGATTAATGTTTGATGGAGATATTGATCTAGATGATATATCAATGCCACTTTTAACTTCATCTAAACTTAAAAAGTCTGAATTTGAAGATTCACTATTATCTCTTTATACAAGATCAGTAGTTAGTCAATGGACCGGTAGAGCAATGATTGGTAAATCAGAAGATTTTGGTTCAACACCTTTAAATCAAGCATTACTAGTTACTACGCATTTAATTAAAGATTTTAGAATTAAAAATCAAATTGAAAAAATGAATCTTATAGTATTTTCAGATGGCGAAGCTAATAGTATAAGAACATATTCAGATAATACTTTAATCGACAATAAGTTTGACACGTGCCCTAATTGGAAAGGTATTAATATTAATGTTGATGGAAAAATTATTAATTGCAAAGGAAATAGTCAAGTCACACAAGGTTTGCTTGAAAACTTACGTAAGAGATATAATGTAAATTGCATAGGCTTTTTCATGGCAGATGATAATAGAGCTTTTAACAGTAAAATTGATCAAATCGAAGATTCACATTGGGCCCAAGAAGAAAGATCAGAAGCGTCAAAAGAGTATAGAAAAAACAAATGTGTTATTAGAAAAGACGCTTTAGGGTACAACGAATTCTATTTAATCAAGGGTGGAAACAATTTATCTGCCGCAGATGATGATTTAGAAGTATCTTCTGATCAAACTAAGGGTCAAATGGCAAATGCTTTTAAGAAATACAGCAAAAGTAAAAAGCAAAATAAGGTTCTTATGACTACATTTGGAAGGGCTGTAGCATAGTGAGTCAGCTTCACTGGAACAGCGTGATCAAGGGGATAACCCTGCTAAATCACGCTAGTTCACTCAGAAATAAATGAAAATAAATGAAAAAAAATGAAAAAAACTGTTTACAATACGCTTAAACTGTGATATAATATACCTATATTAAATGATAAGGAACTACATTATGAAAGACTTGAAAATATCAACCCAAAACATTCTTAAAGATTTGGCGGTTAAATTCCCTGACCAAACTGCTTTTAGAAAAAATATTATCGAAAGTACTGGTAGAGCTTTAGGCTTTACTGGTAAAGATTGGAAAGATCTTATGACTCCAGAAAATAGAGTTAAGATTGGTACATACGATCTTTCTTCAATGCTACAACCAGTTTCAAATGAAAACAACGTAGTTGAAATTTCACCAAAGGCTAAAATGCAATCAATTGTTAATCAAGAAAAAACCTTTGCTAAAGCTGATCCAACATTTGTACCATGGGGGGCATTTCATGACTTAGTCAAAATGATTAAATCACAAATGTTCTACCCTGTATATATAAGTGGACTATCAGGAAATGGTAAAACATTTATGGTAGAACAAGCATGCTCAAAACTTAATAGGGAGTTTATACGTGTTCAAATCAATCCAGAAACAGACGAAGATGATTTACTTGGAGGTTTTAGACTTATTGATGGAGAGACTGTATTTTCCAAAGGACCAGTTCTTAAAGCTATGGAAAACGGCGCAATCTTATTGCTCGACGAAGTTGATAGAGCTACAAATAAAATTATGTGTCTTCAAGGTATTCTTGAAGGTAAACCTGTTCTCGTTAAGAAAACGGGTGAAACAGTTTCTCCTGCGCCTGGCTTCAATGTTGTAGCAACTGCTAATACAAAAGGTAAAGGTTCAGAAGATGGAAGGTTTACAGCCGCTTCAATTATTGATGAAGCTTTTCTCGAAAGATTTACTGTTGCCATTGATCAAAAGTTTCCATCACCTTCAATTGAAACTAAAATTCTTAATAATCATATGACTAAGTTTGGTGTAAGCGATGAAGATTTTGTTGAAAAGCTAATTACTTGGGCTGATATTATTCGTAAGACTTTTTACGATGAAGGTGTTGATGAGGTTATTTCAACACGTAGACTTTGTCATATCGCTCAAACATTCTCTATTTTTAATAACAGAGCTAAAGCAATAGATCTATGTATTGCTAGGTTTGATGAAGACACTAAGTCAGCTTTCTTAGATCTCTATAGTAAAGTTGATGATGGCGTGTTAAATATTAATGATGAAGATTATAAGGAGCCAAATGAAACAGCCTAATTACAAATTTAATGAAGGAGCTCTTATAAAAGAGTTCCAATCATATATCGATTCTACATACGGAGCTCACTATGGTCAAGGTGGACTTCAATCATCTGAAGTTATAATTGATCGAGGACATGGCTTAGGATTTTTCCTTGGTAATGTTGATAAGTATAATGCTAGGTATGGTAAGAAAGGTGGTCCAAAAGATCACAGAAAAGATCTAATGAAAGTATTACACTATGCTTTATTAGCATTATTTGAACATGATAGAATAAACCAAGGAAAATAAATTATGAATATATCAAGTGAAACAATACAAATCCTGAAAAACTTTTCAGGTATTAACGCAAATTTAGTCTTTAAGCCTGGCAATAAGCTTAAGACTATTTCTGAAGCTAAGACAATTATGGCTAATGCATCAATTCAAGAGGATTTTCCTGTCGAATTTGGTGTGTATGATCTTAATGAATTCTTATCTTTATTTAGTTTAATGGATAATCCAGAAGTTGACTTTAGTGACAAACACCTTACGATGTCTGATGGATCTCAGAATATTAAATATTTTTATTCTGAAATTGATATTCTTACGCAACCTAGTAAAGATATTAACATGCCACCATGTGAAGTGGTATTGAATATTTCTGCTACTAATTTGGATAAAATTAGAAAAGCCGCAGCAGTTCTAGGTCATTCTGAGCTAGCTTTTAAATGTTCAGGTGAGAATGTTGTTGCTACAGTATTTAATGAAAAAGATGCTACTGCAAATACCTTTGATATTGACTTAGGTATTACTAGTAATGAAACATTTAATTATGTCTTTAGTATTTCTAATTTAAAAATGCTACAAGGCGATTACGAATTATCGATTTCTTCGAAGCTTATATCTAATTGGAGTAACAGTGAAAATTCATTAGATTATTTCATCGCTTTAGAAAAATCGTCAAGTTTCGGTGTATAAATAAATATGCACAGGAAAAATTCTCATAATATTATGAGGATAATAGTGGAAATGCCGATGGTCGGGTTTCCTATAATTAGTCTACTTTGCAAAGGAGAAGAAAATGACTGAAGAAGTAACAGCACCAGAAGGTGCAGAGGAGCAACAAGCTCCACAACTGTCTCTACAAGACATCGCAACTTTCGTACAGGTAATTGATATCTGTTCAAAAAGAGGTGGTTTTGAAGGGCCTGAAATGGAAGCCGTTGGTGGTTTAAGGAATAGAACAGTAGCATTTCTAAATGCTGCTGCTCCAAAGGACGGAGGCGTTCCTGAAGGAATGGTTCCAGCCGGTGATGACCTTCCAGAAACAGTAGAAGCTGAAGAAGCTTAAATTGTTTAGCTTATTGCGGAGGTAGCTCCTCCGCGCTTTTATTATTAATTTTATTATGAAGGATATATTATGGATCGCAACGAATGTTCACGCTTGATTGAAGCGTTAAAAAGGGGAACTGTTACAGTGACCTTTCAAAAGATTGACTCAGATGAAGTACGAGTCATGCCTTGTTCTCTTAACCCTACTGTATTAGAAGCTAATGGTGTCAAAGGCGCTATTGAATCTATCAGTCCTGAATCTGCTCATTTGGCTGTATGGTCACTTGATAAAGACGCATGGCGATCTTTTAGAGTTTCTACAGTTCTTGGTTGGGAGGTACTTTAATGTCAGAGTTTCTTTGGGTTGAAAAATATCGTCCACAAAAAATTCAAGATTGTATATTACCTAAATCAATTAAAAAAACGTTTGAAGATATTGTTAAAGGAGGTGACCTACACAATATGCTTCTTACCGGCACAGCCGGCCTTGGTAAAACTACAGTCGCGAAAGCTTTGTGTAACGAACTTGGCTTAGATTTCTTATTAATCAACGGATCTGAAGAATCTGGTATTGATACATTACGTAATAAAATTAAGCAATTTGCTAGTTCTGTTTCTCTCCAAGGTGGCTACAAAGTAGTCATTTTGGATGAAGCAGATTATCTTAATGCTCAATCTACGCAACCCGCTTTACGTGGTTTTATTGAAGAATTTTCAAATAATTGTAGATTTATTTTAACATGTAATTTTAAAAATCGTATTATTGATCCATTACATTCTCGTTGTACAACAATCGAGTTTAATGTTTCTAAAAAAGATGCAGCACCACTATGTGGACAATTTCTTAAGCGATGTACTAAAATCTTAAATGATGAAGGTATTAGTTATGACGAAAAAGTAGTTGCTGAACTTATAATGAAACATATGCCTGATTGGCGTAAAGTTCTTAATGAGCTTCAACGTTATGGTAGTAGTGGTACTATTGATACTGGTATTCTTGTATCTTTATCTGAAGTTTCTTTAAATGATCTTATGATTCATTTGAAGGAAAAAAACTTTAAAGGTATGAGACAATGGGTAAGTAATAACATTGATTCAGAACCAGCATCAATTTATCGTAAAATTTATGATAATATGAATGACTATATTGATCCGTCAAGTGTACCACAACTGGTACTTATTTTGGCAGATTATCAATATAAGAATTCATTTGTTGCTGACCATGAATTGAATACAGTTGCTTGTCTTACTGAGGTAATGGCAGGAGTTCGATTCAAATGATAAAGCCTAATTTATTCAGACGATTTACTTTATGGGTTATAGATTCATGGAGAAGTGTAATGGACGTAAGATATAATCCATTGAAATATGTTCCTGATCCAAGTCTTCAAGCTTATTTTACACTAGTATTATTTACAATATGGAGTGTATATTTTGGATTTGTCGCAACATTTTATCTTGGTTGGTATGGCTATAGTATTGTAGCAAGTATTTTTGTACACCTAGCAATTCTTATTCCAATAGTAATTACAAACGGTGTCTTTATGGATGCTGAACGTAATGGTCATAAATGGTTATCAGAATGGAGAGAAGAACAATCTAACTATAAACTATTTCTAAGTAGAGCTACAAAAGGTGTTAGGATACTTTGGGATATTGACAAGGAAGCATAATGAACCCTTTTGATTACTTAAATGCTATTAATACAACTAAAAAAAATATAATGGTTGATGATATCTCTGAAAAGGCATACTTACCATTTATGGTAAATAGAGGTCTTTCTTATTTTCCAGATACAATTCTTTTTGCTAATGAAATGAATTTGAATCATCATATTGACTCACGTCTTCAATTTGATTTTTTTATAAATATAATTAAGAAGAAGAAAAGGTTCTCTAAATGGGCTAAACCCATGGAAATAGAAAACCTAGAGTTAATAAAAGAATATTATGGATATAGTAATGAATAAGCTAAGTCTGTTATGTCATTGTTAAATGATGATCAAATAAACGAATTGAAATTAAGGATATATAAAGGTGGAAAACGATAATCAAGAAGTCCATTGGACGCCAGCTTCAATGCTGGAAATCACA